ATAACAAATGGCTTGATAAATTTAGATCACCAATTGTTTATCCAGAAAAACAAACAATAACTAAACGAAAAAGAGGTAAGAAATGAGTATAAATATTGATGTTACAAACATCTTACAATCTGTACCAAAAAAATCTAGACGAAATTCTAATACAATTAAGTATGGAATGTTTGGTTTATCTTTAGGTTCAGATACTTATGATAGACTAGATAAATTTTGTATTAAAAATAATATAGCAAAAGCTACATTAGTTAGATCATTAGTACAAAAGTATTTAGATCAAGTAGAAAATAAATAGAATTGGCAGGATAGCTCCTGATAGGCCCAGGTATACCAGTAAACAATTGCTGCTCGGCCTCAACCCAATAGGTAACCTAGAACCTGTATGTATTGCGCTTCAGATTTATCTGGCAAAATACAGCTTAACGCCTGGTGATTGATTAAGAATCAAATTGCAATACGGTGGTGGTGGAAGTTATTGCGTGAGACCCCCCTCGAATGAGGGGGATTGACTAAATGAAAGAAAGAAAGAGGTCTTATGAAAACAAATATAGAACAAAAAACAAATGATCTACTCACAATAGATCCAAGTGCGTATTTTGAAGTAGATAAAAAACAATTAAAATATGTAGCAGATACTTTAAATGACGAACAAGAAGTATATGAAGATGTAAATAGATATGCTTTAGTAAGAAAAGATAATGGTAAATTACTAGGTATTCATTCAGATGATTACATAGTTAGACCATATTCTGACTTAGCACAAAAAGTTAATGAAGTTATACTTGATGCAGTGCCAAACATAGATCAATGGAAAATTACTACAGAAGATCATGTTTATGCTGATGGTAAAAAGTTTAGAAGAAATATAAACTTTTGGAATGAACAAATTTATTTAGATTCTAATAAAAGAGCTAACGAATGTATTATTCCACAAATAAGAATTTATTCATCACTTGATGGACAATGGGGACAACAAATTATGTTTTCTTCTATGTATATGTGGTGTTTAAATGGTATGGTTAGACCAGATTGGACATTTACTGTTTATAATAAACACAGTTCCAAACAAGATATAACCTATAGTGTCGCTGAATTTCGTGCTGGTTTAGAAAGCCACAAAGAAATGGGTGACGATATGTTTAAAATGATGCAAAAGAAAGTAGAAATAAATAATGTTACAGAACTATTCAAAAGAACATTGGCTAACAATCGTAAAGCAAATCTCGACATCGACAATAACAGTATTATTGTCATGCGTGATCTGGACTCTTTATGGGGTAAATATGCTGCTAGATATGGCAATACAGTTTTTGCGGTTTATCAAACTGCGACTGACTGGGCAACTCATCCAGTCACCAGAGGAGCAATTTACAATGTTTCAAGAAAAAGAGAAAAACAAGTTGCAGAAATGATGCAATCAACTTATTGGGAAGGACTATATAATTAATGAATATAAAACAATTAGTACAAATATTAAAAATTACTGGTAAAACTATACCAGTTGATATAGAACAACAGTTGAAAGAAAAATATCTGTCTGAAAGTAAAGGTGAATGGATTGAAATTGGTGATATGGATTTATTTCATTTAGTTAGAGCCTTTAACAAACGACATGATAAATCTACTAAGAAAGTAAAATCTTATGTAGAAAATTTATTAAAAACTATGGAGGTTCCTTATGAAGTTAGATGATGTAGAAAATTCAGTTAAATATTTAGCAGAAACTGATGAGTTACATGCAGAATTAACATCTCATTACGAGTCTATGAAAGATAGTGAAAAACATGTTAAAGGTAAATTTGTAAGTAATAATGGTTTAGCTAACTTACCAGTGTCTAAAGCAGAACATAATTTTTATGCAAGTAAAGAATTTTTAGATATTCTTAAAATGAAAAAAGATTGTTTAAAAGCTTTACATGATATTAAAAATAAACGACAAACTGCAATTTATAAAATAGAAATTTGGAGAACATTAGAAGCATCAAGGAGGAAAGGTAATGTCTAAAGCACAACTCAAACCGTCAGATCATTCTATCATAAAATTATATACTGATAGAGAACATGAAATTTATAATGCTGGATTTAAAGATGGTAAAATTAGAACTAGAAAAATATTTAATTATGTACCAGATATTAAACCAATTCATAACGAAAACATATATCCAATAATTATTGATACCGTATGTACTTGGTTTAAAATTAAAAAGTCAGAATTATTTAGTGGCAGCAGACAACAATATTTAGTGCTGCCGAGATCAATGGCTATTAATTTAATAAGAGAATGTACTTCATTTTCTTTTCCACAAATATCTGGTTTAACAAGTAAAGATCATACTAGTTGTGTTTATCATGTACAATTAAGATTAACTAGAAAACAGTATTGGAAAGAAGATAATAATCATGCAATTTATATAAAACTAAAGGAGTTAATTAATGAAAAATGCAAAAAGCCTACAAAACAATAAAATTGGTAAAAATCTTAAAAGATTAAGAAAAAGATCTAAACTTACTCAATCAAATGTTGCACATGTATTAGGTGTATCTTATCAACAAATACAAAAATTTGAGTGTGGTAATAATCGTATATTTGCTCATCAATTAATTGATTTATGTAATGAATTTAAATGGGATTTAAACGAATTTAGAGCATCAGAGTTATCTGTCTAAGACTCTAATAATTAGAGGGAGCATACTAATGATCGATCCCCTCTAATGCCCCAATTGCGTTGCTATTTACCATGTTTCAAGCAACGCACATTGGGTGTTGACATTTACATATTTGTGCGTATGCTTCAATTATGGCAAATCAAGAAGCATTAGGCCCGATATTTCATAACCAAGTAATACCGCAATTTGTGGTTGCTAGGAAAAATAAAGGAATATCACAATTAGAAATGGATGAGATCTTGGGGGTAGCCAAGGGATTAGTTTCTAAATGGGAATGTGGAATAAGAAAACCAAGTGGTTGGTTATTCTGTTGCTGGGCAGATGCTTTAGATATGCAAATAACATTAACTCCAAAGGTGCTAAAACAATGACAATAAACCCAAACTTTGAACCAGGCGAAGTTACAAATGATCCTATTGTAAATGAAGTTATCAATAAAATTATTGATAGACATATGCAAGGTATGGAAAAATTTGGCAAAACAATGGAATCTAATGATAGACCATTAGATGAATGGACAGAAGAAACTATTGAAGAATTAATAGATGCTATCCATTATCTAGTTAAAGCTAGATCTATTATTAAAAAGTTTAAGCTTAAAGAAAAAGAGCTTGATACTATGATTGCTAAATTTAAAGAAGGAACATTTGTAGATGATAAAGAGCCTGAAACCAAAGAGTAAAATAGATTACTCTGCTCCTCATAATAGACAAATGCTTTTCCGTATGCGTTTGCTTAAATTTTATAAGCAAATAGAATACGATGAAGATATTTATGTTGCAACTGCAACTAAAATATTAAATGGCACACTTCCATGGAAGTTTGTAAATCAAATAGAAAAGTTGAGGTTAAAAGAAGAGAAAGAAAAAAAAGAAAAATGGAAAAAACTTCAAAAAACAAAAGCAGAAAGTCTTGGTCTTAAAGTTAGATCCATTGTTCGTAAATTTAAAAAATAAACATTATTGGAAGATAGGAGGAACAATATGAATAAAGAGTTTGATAGAAAACAAGGTATAGGTGGATCAGATGCTACAAGATTATACGAAGGTGATTGGTATAAATTGTGGCAAGAAAAAACTGATGAGTCTTTACCACAAGACTTATCTCATGTATTACCTGTACAATTAGGAATACATACAGAGCCATTTAATATATTTTGGTTTAGTAAACAAACTGGATTAAAAGTTGATGGTAAACAACAAACATTTTTTCATGAGAAATATCCATTTATGTATGCTCATGTTGATGGTTTAATCTTAGGAGAAGATAAAGCTATACTAGAATGTAAACACACTAATGCTTTTAGTAATCCTAAGAAAGTTTCAGATAAATACAAAGCACAGTTACAACATTATTTAATGGTAACTGGTTATCCAAAAGTTTATGTTTCTGTTATATTTGGTAACATGAAATATGAAATTATGGAAGTAACTGAAGATAGTGACTTTCAAGAACAATTGTTAAATGCAGAAATATTATTTTGGCATTTTGTTCAAAAGAAGAAAGCACCACCAGAATATATAGGTTTTGACAATTTTAACAGTAAGGAGTTTTCAGATGGAGAAACAATCATACCCATACTCGCCAGGTAGTAAAGAAGATGGTACATCATTAGAAGCTGCTGAATTAATGAAAGCAGGTGCTGAAACTATAAGAGTTAAAGTATATGATGTAATTTGTAATAAAGGTAATTTTGGTGCAACTTCAGATGAGGTTGCAGAATTATTAAATTTAAGTCCTTTTACAGTTAGACCAAGAGTAACTGAATTATATAAACAAGGTAAAATTGAAAGAACTGATAAAAGAAAAAACTTAAGTGGTGCTAAGGCTTATGTGTATAAAGTCAGTAAGCAAGAAATAAATAAACTATACACGGAAAGAGGAACATAATATGGGAAAACCAATAGATAGTAGAGCATTAGCTATACTAAAAGAACTTAAACTAGATCAAAAAGACGAACAAGGTCAATACAAAGCATTGTGGGATTGCCATGGTACTTGGGTTATGTATCACAGATACATTGAACAAGCAGGTGCAGAAAATGGTATTGTATATTCATATAATGAAATAGAAACTAATTCTGCAGATAGTATTGTTGTTATTAAATGTACTGCTCAAATGGGTAAACACACAGTTATATCTTATGGTGAATCATCACCCAAGAATACTAAAAATTCTTATCCATATGCAATGGCAGAAAAGCGTGCTTATGACAGATGTGTTCTTAAGTTATTAGGTTTACATGGATTTGTATATTCAGAAGATGAAATGCCTGAAGAAAAGTTACAAAAAGGCAGAGCATCTAGTAAACTTGATAGTAATATTAAAATAGTAAATGTAAAGGAGATCAATAAAAATGGTAAATAAAGTAATCTTAGTTGGTAGATTAGGAGCAGATCCAGAAGTTAAACAAACTAAAAATGGTGATAGCTTTTGTAATTTATCTTTAGCTACTAATAAAAAAATAAAAGATAATGAAAAAACTACTTGGCATAAAGTTGTTTGTTTCGATCCAAGAATTGCAGACAACATGGGTAAATATGCTAAGAAAGGTACACAGTTATATGTTGAAGGTGAGATAGAAACTAGATCTTACAAAGATGCTAATGACAATCAAAGATATGTAACTGAAGTAATCGTACCTAGATATACTGGTTCTATTAGAATGTTATCTAGTAAATCAGAATCAAAACCACAATCAAATTCAGATAGTGATTTTGACGATCAGTTTTAACAAAATTCCTGTGTCCGTTTTTACTCCCTTTGTTTGTACGGATGCCAAAAACAATGTGACTACCATGTTGGGAATAAAGAGTAGTAGTGAGCCTTCATTCTCACTTAAAAAGTAACATACTTATATGTTACTCCTTTCGGCCAGGAGGGTTGGTTAGTCCCTCCTGGTTAAATAGTGAGTTGATCTATTATTCTTATTATGCAATAAACATTTATGAGTATTTTAGATTTAAAAAAAGAATTTAAAAAACGAAAATTGAAACTTTCTGAATGTGTTGAATCATTAGAAGAATTAAATGATTTTTTAACTATAGATATTTTAAAACGAAGTAATATAGATGCGTCACTTGTTGCACTAATATCCGCAGCAATGACTTTATCTTCTCAATATAAGAAGAAAGAATTTACAATTCATTTACTTTCTTCTGCATTAGCTACAATTCAATCTGAAAAATACCAAGATGATGGTAAGAAGCTAAATTAAGGCTTTATTTAACCATTTCTATTTAAGGGTATAGTGATACCGTATTTTGTCTTTAAGGCTACTCTCCGTGGCTCTCAGAGCCTTTTTCATCGTTGTTTTTCATACATTTATAGTGAGAATGGCCTTTTGGATAAAAACTTACAAAACTATCTGTATTTACTATTTCTTCTTGACAATATTTGCATTTGCCTACGCTGACGAGTAACTCTTTGTTTTTTACCCAAATTTTTTTCTTTAAATTGTCCTTCATTTGGCGTGTTGTTAGCTAAGTCTTTTAGAAATTTATTAAGACTCATTTAGTCATTCTATCAATATGATTATAAATTCTACCTATTTGTTTATCAATACTCATAATTTCTTCTGTTAACATTCCAATATGGATTTGTAATTCAACAATAGTAATTAATACATAAGTAGACAAACCCATAAGTATTGTGCCTAATAAAGCAATTAAAGCTGTATTAGTTTTACGAGTCATTTAGCAATTTTACCTTTATTAATACCTTTTTTAATTACATATTCTCTAGTACCATTAGCATTAGCTTCTACTTCTTTTTTTAAATATCTAAATAAGTTCATTTCTTTTAACTTCTTTTCT